TAATCACAGGTTCAAGGTTTAATCCGATTTGCATCCGTTTTTGCAAAAAATCAGGAAAGTGACGTTCTCGCAATCCCAAATGAATTTTTGCTAAATCTTCAACATTTTTGCAATCGGGGTATCCAAAGCCCATGCAAGCACCTGCATTACTGCTGCTCATCGGGTAAATTTTTTTTAAAGCAAACCATTCGTCACTGCCTTGCGTCAAATTATTGTGAAATTGCATTTAATTTCTCCTGTTTTTTCTGAAGTTGTTTGTGTGCAATGGTGTACCTATCGACTGGCAAATCGGCTAATGCTTTGACTTTGAAGTGAGCGCAAAAGTCCTGCTGAGACGTTTCGGTAACATCAATCAAAGTTTGCAACGACACCGCCTGTTCATCTGTAATGGTGTCAGGTTGATGGTCGATCAAGTCTTGTTCCGGGTCGTCTCCGGTTTCTAATACAAACATTTTAAGAAATGCGTATTTCGTTGCGTAGCTCACAGCCTTGCCGATGCCCTTGTCTTGGTTGTCGATGCCATATCCGATGCTGTTAATCGAAATTTTTTCTTCTGGCACATCTGCATTGACGAAATTCACTTCAACATTAACGACAGTTCGGTTGCCATCAATGGTGTGGTCAATCACAGTGGGAGTTACAACAATGCGATGCTTCACCAAAAGAGGGTGGATAGCCGCCGATACCGCATCGTGACTGACAAAAGTATATTGTCCGTTTACTTTTTTGTCTTCTTTTTGCACATAATATAAATCGTCCATCACAGCTAGGACTCTTTGATGGATGTTCAACGGTTTTTTTTGAGTCATTTAATTTCTCCAAATTGTTTCAACAAATCTAAAAATTTCCTGAAGTTTTTTACGGTCGAAAAACCTGCAAGTTGCATTTTTTCACCTTTTACAAATGTGAAAGCGGTTTTGTCCTGAAACTCAAATTTCAAAATAATTTTTTTCACGAAATTGCCTCCCATCGTTGCTCAGTCACACGATCTTGATAAATTTCATCGAGTAATTGTTCAATTGTGCTTTGATAATAATTTTTAAGATTTTCGAGTAAATTGACGCGCATCCTGATTAGAAATTCTTGCTGATCTTTTTTCAACAAATCTTCGGGTTGCATTGCGAGAAGACTTTGCAAAATCGACACAATCGAATGTTTGTTCACCATGAGTTTGCCGTTGAAAAAATAATCGCTGTCGGTGAACGCTTCAACCTCTGAATCGGTTTCCTCCTCTACCCAAAGTTTAAAAACCACCTGCTCGTGGAGGTCGTCTGGTTCTCTGATTAAGGCGTTAAGCGTCAAATCATCAAGTTGTTCCAAAAGTTCTCTTGAAGTCAAATTTAACATCTTGGCTCCTTATGTATATTTTTTAGTTAAAAAGCTCTATATATTCATTTAAATCCACTTAAGGATATAACTATAAAACAATTGTATAGTAAAAGTAAACACAAAAGACCAAAAAAAAAGCAATTAACAATAAATTTAATTAAAACTTAGTTAAAAACCTTAAATTTTCCACGAAAACAAACCTTCTTCTTCTAGGATTTTTGCCGTTTCAATCAGTTTTCTTTCCGTTACTCCCAACAATTCAGCCGTTCGTTTAAACGTTTTTGGAGTTTTAAGAAGCTTATAAGCATTGTTTTTTCTAAAACTGATTACGCTTAACAAAAAATCGGTGTCATCGTCTGGAAAAGTAAATTTTTGCGCGATAATGCGACCTTCCACAATATAGCCTTTTTTGTGTCTCCACGTTTTCTCGATATAGAAATCATCGTTGAATCCGGCTTTGAAATCCAGCATTGACACAACATTGTCAGACAACGGTTTGATACTGTGCGTTATGTCAGAATTTCGGACTTTGCCGAGCAAAAAATCAGTAGGCTTATATCCAAGATTTTTAGAATAATGGTTATTTACATACACGTAATCCAGAGTGTCATTGATCATAACGCTAATTCCGATTGGCAATTCATCCAAAATGGCGGTATCCGAAAAAGTTGACAAAATTCGTGGAACCGAATCTTTGTAGTAATGAAAATATTTTTCAATTTCAAGTCGTGAAGATTTTGCGAAAAGTTTCAAATCTTTTTCTCTGCAAATTCCAATGTAAAAAATTGAGCCGTGTACCGTCTCTTTTCCTACACTTCCTTTAAATTCTATCACATCGCCGTTTTTCTTTCGTGCTTTTCCAGAGTACTCACCCGGACATTTGTAGTCTTCGACAATGACCAACGTCTCAAAAAGATTGGTGTTGATGATTTCTTGTTTCGTGAATCCAATTTTTTCCAACCAAAGGTCATTTACATAAATGATGGTTTTGTGTTCATTAGTGACGCAAACAAGATTATTAGAATTTCGATATTTAGTTTCAAAATGACTGTAAACATGGTTAATTTGTTTTAACATTTTTTTTAATCCTCTTTACTTTGCTTTTCTGACGATGACGCTTCAAGTGCCACGTTAAACGTCTCCCAATCAACTTTTTCGTTGTTTTTTGAAAAATTTTGATAATTTATAATCGTAAATTTGATCAAAGCTTTTTCAGAAAAATTTGGGTTTTTTGTAGCAAGACGAGCTTTCAATTGTTCGTAAATTGAAATGAATTTTTCCATGTTAATTTGATCGATGCCAAGCATTAACTCGTCTTCTTGAACTGAAAAATGATCGCAAAGTTGACGCAAACGTTTGTCTGTAATCAAACCAGAAGCATACCATTTTCCAATTGTTCTTCGTGTAGTACCAAAAGCGTCTAAAAATTTTTGCTGTGTGTCGTGTTTTTTCTCAATTAAGCGTTTGAGCGCAGCCACGTTTAGTTTTGGCACGAAAAATCTCCTATAGGTTTTTTTGGTTCTTAAAAAAACACCATAACAAATTTTAGTTAAAAAAAACAAATTTTTATTAAAAAAAAATAAAACTTGATTATTTGACGTAGAACCTTATTATGTATACTTAAAGTAAACAAACAGGAACCTAAAAGACACAGTGAATCATCGAAATTTGCTTAAAACATGTCAAGAAGAAAGCGGTTTGACGGTCGTTGATTTTGCACTTGAATGTGGCGTGAGCAGAGCAGCTTTTTATCTGTGGCTTGAAAAAAATTTTGTACCTGAAAGACGTAGGGGAAAAATTGCGGAATTGTCAAAGGGTCGAGTAAGACCTGAAGATTTTAATCCGAATTTTCGTGGTGAAGAATGAGCGTTTTTATCACTTCTGCGGTCTGGAAAATACAAAATTTATCGCCGACACAAAAATTTGTGTTTATTTCTCTTGCTGATCAGGCGAATGACGAAGGCATTTGCTACCCCACAATTAGATCAATTTCAAAAAGAACAAGTTTAAGTGATCGAGCGATTCGCGGAGCGATAAAACATTTAGAAAAAAACAATTTTCTGCGTGTTGAAAAAGTGCCGGGTCGAGCCTCAAATTATGTTTTGACTCCGGCGGCAGATGCCGCACCAAACCACGAAACAGGGTCGGCAAGAGATGCCGAGGGGTCGGTACGAGATGCCGAGGGGTCGGCAGGAGGTGCCGGACAATTAGAAACATCATTAAACCGTCAAAGAAACAAAAAATATAAAAAAGAAATTTTAGAAAGTTCAAAACGGCTTTTGGATTTTTTTAATTCGACTTGTTCGAAGCATCATCGAGGTGATGCGTCCATTCAAAAAATTGCGAAAGTTTTAGAGGAAGGTTTCAGCGAACAAGAGTGCAGAAGTGTGATCGTTCGCAAATGGCGAGAATGGAAAGATGATGATGAGATGAAAAAATTTTTGAGGATTGGAACTATTTTTCGCCCATCTAATTTTTCTGACTACATCGGCGACATACCAAAGGAGACGAATATATGAATAAATGCCCTGATTGTCAAAATCGACTTTTCAAAAATCAAAACAATTGCGTAGCCTGCGGTTGGCAGGGAAACCCAAATTTTGAGGAGCCAGAATGCCGATATTGCGGTTCTCTGTTTAACCTAAACCGTTCTGCTATTGATGGCTTTTGTTGCAAAAAATGTTGGAGCGTCAAAAATGATGAAAAAAGCGCGAATGATTTATTAGTCGATGAATGGATTCAAAAAGAATGTGCCAGAGATGATGCGATTGGAGCCGCTTTTCGCGTGGCGTGCGACCCCAATGAAAATGCAAAAGAACGCGCTGAAGCGAGAAATTTATACCGGGAGTTGAAAAATGGAAAAAATCATCAAAGCAATTACGAATCTGCTGGAAGCGCGTTTGAAAAAACTGCATGAAAATGATCGAGAAAAAAAACGGCTGCAAAACGAAATCAACGAATTAAAAAATGAAAGTAAATTGGAAGGAAGGAAAAGATAAATACTATCAAATAAGCGAGTGCGGAAATTACACGTTGTCTGCTTCCAAATTAAAAAACAAATGGATTTACGTGCTGTGGGATGCCAATGAAAAACAAACGTTAGGTCGATTTCAGACTGCAAAACAAGCAAAGGAGTTTGCAAATGACAGAACAGAATGAAATTTTTGAATTGAGAAACAAAATTATTGAGATGTACGAAGGAAATTTGGCAGCAGTCGAAATTGCAAGAATTACACATCTTGATTTTGACACGGTGCAAAGAATTATAAAAAGGTACGAAGAAAATGCTTCCGACTGAAAAGGACATCGAAAAAACTTTAAACAACTTAGCAATCACTGATGAATCGTTTGCCCAGGCGCAAGCAAAATGCGTGGCGAAAAAAGAAAATTTAAAAATTAAAAAACTTGCTTTGTCAGGAACTACCGGAACGCAAATGGAAAAAGAAAAAGTAGCACTTGAGCACCCGGAGTACAAAAAAGCCGTTGATGAATACTCCGATGCTATATACAAAAAAACATTGCTAGAAGCTAAACGAGTCAGGTGGAATTTGATAATTGAAGTGTGGCGAAGTTTAAACGCTAATATGAGAAAAAGCTAATGGGAATTAAAAGAGACGCTACCGACAAATGGTTTTCAGATTGCGTGCGAGAACGAGCAAATTGGACATGCGAATATTCTGGTCAAGTAGACACTGAAGCACAAATCACAGGGAAAAGCAGAACAATGGAGTGTGCGCACATTTACGGGAGGAGAAGCAAAAATGTGCGATGGTTTCCATTGAATGCCGTGTGTTTAAGTAGCTATAGCCATCGCTATTTCACTGAGCGACCAATGGAATTTGTCAGTTGGGTTAAAAAACAGTTAGGCGATGGGGCAGTAGAAATTTTGAAGGAGAGAGCTAATGACTTGTCGATCAAATATTCAAAGAAAGAAAAAAAAGAAATTGCAACTCACTATCGTACCGAATTTGAAAAATTACGAAAAGAACGAGAAAAAGGCAAAACTAATCGAATTGAGTTTATCGGATACGATTAAAGAATCAATGTCTGAAATTTCAGAATTGTTGAAAGACTGGGCAGAATGGTATAACTCAAGTGCTTACCCTGATTCCACTACGATCTGGAAATTGTTGCACGCTCCCGGCGATGTTGAATTTAGAAGCCGAATCCCTGCTGGGGTAATGCCTCCTCGCAATTTGAACAAAATTCAGTTAGCAATGAACAAGCTGCTCCATACCAGTGTAGGGCAAGATGTTGCTGTGTGCCGCATGTTTTATTGTCTTGGGGTCGAAAACACAATTAAAGAAACGGGTTTTTCAAAACGCCAAGTTTACGAGCGCAAAAGACGAGGAGAAGCAGCTATTGAGGGTTTTTTGAGTGCATAAATAGGTTTTTGTTTACCTAAGTTATTTAAAAATATACTTTTGTTGTATTTTGTGCAAAAAAATGCTAATGTTTATTTATTGTCGAAAAATTTACCTCATTTTTAACCCCGTTCATCGGGGTTTTTTTATATCTATGGAAAACATCAAAGAAGACTTAAAAAAACAACTGATGCGTCACGAAGGCTTACGGCTGCATCCCTACCGTTGCACAGAAGGTTATTTGACGATTGGAGTAGGTCGCAATCTTGATGGTGGCATCACAGAAAAAGAAGCGATGATGTTCTTAGAAAACGATTTGCAAGAATGTGAGGCAGAGTTGAATCGAGTTATGCCTTGGTGGAAAGAGCAACCAGAAGAAATTCAACAAGTTTTGCTCAACATGATTTTCAATTTAGGTGCGCCTAGCTTAATGGGTTTTAGAAAATTCTTAACGTTTTTGCAAGAAAAACAATACGATATCGCGGCAACTGAAATGTTAGATTCAAAATGGAGTGAGCAAGTGGGTTCTCGATCAATCGAATTAAGTGAAATGGTGCGAAAATGCCAATAGCTAACAGCATTATCGGGGTTGCAGGCAAGGTTTTAGACAAATTCGTAGAGGACAAAGATTTAAAAACTAAGTTACGTCACGAGTTAAAAAAGTCGTATCAGGAAGCTAATTTAGCGCAAATTGACGTAAACAAAGAACAAGCAAAACATCCAAGTCTTTTCGTTTCAGGGGCAAGACCAGCAATTATGTGGATTTGTGCGTTAGGTCTGTTGATGTCTTTTTTCATTATGCCTATCGCCGAATGGTTAACGGCAATTTTTTATCCTGAAATTAAACTGCCTGATTTGAACACAGGCGAATTGATGACATTAACCCTGTCGTTATTAGGATTAGGCGGTTTACGCAGCTTTGAAAAATCTAAAGGTGTTGCACGAGAAAATTTAAAACAATGAGTATTACCTATAGGGGCGAACGATTTGGAGGCTATAACAAACCTAAGAGAACGCCGGGGAAATCAAAAAAGTTTGCAGTGTTGGCTAAACAAGGCGATCAAGTGAAATTAGTTCGTTTTGGCGACCCGAATATGACGATTAAAAAAGATCAACCTAAGCGGCGCAAATCCTTCCGAGCACGACATAAATGCGATACGAATCCACCCTCCAAACTATCAGCGAGATATTGGAGTTGTAAAAAATGGTAGAGGCGGTCAACGCACAATTGGTAGTTGTGGACAGAAAGCCATTAGTTGAAGTGCAACCTGAACCAAAAAAAACAGAAGTTAAAAACGTTAAAAGTAACAATGAAGTTGACATAAGAGTATGAAAAAGACTGTTGAAGCTCCAAAAGGTTTTCATTGGATGAAAGCTGGCAAAGGTTACAAATTGATGAAAAATCCAACAGGAGGCTACAAACCTCACAAAGGCGGTAGTTTAAAAGCTTCGTTCGAGGTACAAAAAGTTCATGCCAGTAAAAAAAGTTAAGGGTGGGTATCGTTTTGGTAAATCAGGCAAGGTTTACAAAACAAAAGCACAGGCAGAACGGCAAGCCAGAGCAATTTACGCATCAGGATACAAAAAAATAACTAGAGGTAAAAAAAATGGCTAAACGTGGTCTTTATTCAAATATTGCAGCTAAAAGACGAAGAATTGCGAAACAAAAAGCGTCTGGTGCTAAAAAAGTTGAACGAATGAGAAAGCCCGGTTCAAAAGGCGCACCAACCGCAAAAGCCTTTAAAGACAGTGCAAAAACAGCAAAGAAAAAGCGATAAGATTAAAAAATTAAAAGCTATTTATAATTTCTGTCGATCAATCTACTTTCTGATTATTTTAATGGTCATGCTGACGTGTATAAGTGGCTATTTAATTGGATTATTGATTTGGTGGGAACCATTTGAAATTTAGGAAAAGTAATGGGTCAAATAATAAATTTATTTCCGCACCGACATTCGTTATTGAATGAAAATGATGAAATATTGTGGAGGTTGCAAGAAATTATTGATGAAAGCTGTAATAGCGGATTCAATTCGTTAGGAGTTTTTGGTTGGGAAAAAAAAGAAGTACTTGAAACAATAGAAAAATTATTAGCGAAAAAAGACACTGAAAAAATAAAACTTCAATATATAGATGAATACTGGGTAGAAAGTGAAGACGAAGCTAAAAAATGGATGCAGGTTTTGAAAGCTGTAAATTATGCTAATTATTGGGACAAAGAAATCTAAAATTAAAATAAAAAAAATAGATAAATCAAAAAGTTATCATTTTAAAATAGACGCTATAAAAGATGACTCTTACAGAGCGAATTAAATCATTTAGATGATTGAAGACAAAAAATATAACATCATTTATGCCGACCCACTATGTCAAAAATTACAACAATTTTAAGTTTAGGAGCTGGAGTTCAATCGTCTACTCTTGCGTTAATGGCGGCAAGAGGTGAATTTGAACCTATGCCTGATGTCGCAATTTTTGCAGACACAGGTTATGAACCAAAAGCAGTTTATAAATGGCTTGAATGGTTAGAAAAACAATTACCGTTTCCAGTAAAAAAAGTAAGTAGGGGAAACTTAAGAGATGATCAAATAAAGACTAGAGTAAGGGTTAAAAATAGAGCTGCTGCTTTACCTTATTTTACTCTTGATAATGATACAAAAAAAGTGGGGATGCTCCAACGACAATGCACTGCAGAATATAAAATACAACCTGTTACTAAATACACTCGACAAGAAATTCTTGGTTTAAAATTTCGTCAACGTGCTCCAAAAGAACATGTCATTGATCTTTGGTATGGAATTTCTTATGACGAAATTCAACGCATGAAAGTTCCTTTTGTAGAACCTTGGAGAAGAAATGTTTATCCGTTAATAGAGAAACGAATCCGTAGAGGTGATTGCCTAGAATGGATGGAAAAAAACAATTTTCCAAAACCGCCCCGATCAGCGTGTTTATGTTGCCCTTTCCATAGTGAAAAAGAATGGTTAAATTTAAAAAATGGTGACAAAAATGAATGGAAAGACATTGTTGATTTTGATAAATCAATAAGAAGGTTAGGCGGTGTAAAAGGCGATTTATTTTTACATAGATCCTGCAAACCAATAGATGAAGTCGATTTCTTTACTTTAGAAAATGCAGGTCAAATGAGTCTTTTAGATGAATGTGAAGGTATGTGCGGCATTTAATTTTTTTACTTAATAAGTGAGATAAAAAAATGTTAGAAAAAGTAGCTCAAGAAGTAAATAACTTAAAAGTCGGTGAACACTATCCTTTTCCGGGTTTTACAAACATGAGGGAATATTTAGCTATAGATATGGCGATTCAAGAGTTACCGAACAAGAAGTTTAAGTATCACATTGATTTTGATTATGAAAGCGCGTTCATTGAAAGAATAAAATAAATTATGCCAAACAATAATTACGAACCGACAGAACAAGACAGAAAAACTGTTGAACGAATGGCAAGTTACGGAATTAAAGTAGATGAGATTTGCCAGTGCTTGATAAACCCACACACCAACGAGCCTATTAGCCGTCAGACCGCCTACAAATACTTTAGGCAAGAATTAAACGTAGGCATGACAAAAGCTAATTTGAAGGTTGCTGAGAGTTTATTTAAATCAGCCGTTGACCGTGAGAATGTTACAGCGCAAATTTGGTGGACAAAATCGAGAATGGGCTGGAGTGAAACTAATAAATTAGATCATGGCGGTGAAATCAAAATATCGTGGGATGCGATGGATCAAGCGATAGAGAGTTACGAAAATGGCGAATAACATGTTAAACCTTGAACTGCTGGCGAATCGCAGAGCGAGAAGAAACAGGAATAATGCTATTAGAGCAGGACAAATGGGGACGATGATGCAAAGTCCAGCAAGCCCTGTAGTTGACCCTTTATTTTATCAAGACATTGCAAGCAACATAGGCGCAGTAGGTAGGGGTGCAAAGAATTTACCAGTATTTTTAGCTGGCGGTTTAGGTGATTTAGCATATATGGCGGTAAACCCGTTTATGGAATTAGCAGGACAAGGTGTACCAGCAGAAAAAAGTTTTATGACAAGCGATTACTTGTCGCAAATTCCTGCAGTAAAATCATATTTAGGTGAGCAAGAAGATAGCTTACCGTTTTTAGCTGGAAAATACTTATCACCTGTTGCTGCCCTCAATGTGCCAGATTTGGCTGAAGGAGTAGCAAAACTAGGAATGAAAGTAGCTCCTAAGATCAGCAGTTTTTTAGATAATTTGCCATCAGAACCAAGTGCGTTAGACCAAATTACACAAGGGTTATTATCTACTGACCAGAGAATGAACGTGATGATGGCGGCTGTACCCGAAACAACAATCCCCAAAACATTTAGCGACCCTGATAACATAGGCTTTCGTTCTACTGTAGAAGATGTGGTAAACCTAAATACGTTTCCCAACCGTGGTTCAGCAGAGCAAATGGAAGCAGCGTTAGGACAAGGTAAATCAAAGAGTCTTCCTAAACCCGTTACGGCACAATTAGGCAACCGTAAAATTGATAAGGAAGAATTGAAGTTCCTAGGTATTACGGATGTATTGGAAGAAGCAAAACGCACAGGTCAACCCGTTACGAAAGAGCAAATCCAAAACGCAATAAAGTCTAATCGAAGCAATATGTATCTGGAACAGGAGGTATTAGAGAATATCCCTTCAGAACCAAACCTTAGAGATGAAGTAATACCGTATGAAGAAGCGGAGGATTATGATTACATTTCAACGCGTATAGATGAAGAACTGATTGAAAACGACTATTACGCGAAACAATTAGCTGATAATCCAGATAACGAAGATGCAATTCGTGACGAAATTTATCGGGGGCTTGAAGAAAATTACAACGAGTTCCCTACACGAAAAATTTATGTATTAGATCGAGATGGAGACGAAACAGATATTTATGCCATTGGAAATGACGATTACGGTTTGTGGAGTATCCAAAATGACGAAGGTGAAACGCTTACTCAAAATGGGACGTTTCAAAAAGTCACGAATCGAAACATAGATCGTCATACACCAATGGAAATAAACAGCGAAAACGAAGCGCGAGTGCAGTTAGAACAAATCGCATTTGACGCAGGATACTCAGGAGAAGGAACAAAGCATAGAAACGATGTCGCAGAAGATTATGACATGGGCAGTATTGGGAATATTGAAGAATACCGCGAAATTGTAGTACGCAGCCCAGAAACAGCAGGCGGTGATATTGGTAGCCACTACGGTGATGATGTAGCGTATCACATGAGGGTATCGGACAGACGATATATACAAGAAGATGGCATAGAAAATGCCTTGTATGTCGATGAGCTACAAAGCGACTACGCACAAGCAGGGGCAGGTCGTAAAATGCGTTTAACGGAAGATGAGAAAACAATATTAGATAATTTAGATATCGATGCTCAAACAAAAAACTTAGCGTTAAGCCGTTTTGATACTCCGGAAGCACAAGCAGCTAAAGAAGAATTTTACGAAAGCCTTAAAAGATTTGAAAAAATAGACCATCCAATTCTGGAATTTAAATACGATAGAGGCATGGGTGATATAGATATATCAAAGCGTGTTAAAATAGGAGATAGACCAGTATTTAGCGATCCCCTTGAAAAAGTAACAGGAAGGTTAGCAAGTCGAGCAAGATACGATGCAACTTTAAAAGAACAACCTTTAGTAGCAGGTCAGGAAAAATGGGTACAACACGCCGTTAAAAACCTGATAACTGAAATGGTAGAAACAGGTAAAGATAGAGTCATTTTCACCAGTGGGAAAAGCCAAGCAGATTATTGGAGAGAAGAAGGATTAGAGCAGTTTTACGATGTTAAGTTGAAAAAGGAAGTAAAGGAAGTATTAAAAGGCATTGATAAAGATGCGTTTGAAATGGTGGATGCGGCAGGCGATTCGTATGGTGTCAGTTATGAAATTCCATACAACATACAACATATTTCTATTAAAAACACCCAGAAGATAAGGGACTTTCTTGAAGGGGTAGGCGGTAAACCTAAAGGGTTTGGAATGTATAGTGCTGCACCCGTAGCAGTAGGGGCAGGATTATTAAGTGGTCAGCAAGACAATAACAATGCGACCACATCAGGGGCAGGACTGTTAGGGGTTAGGTGAAAATCAATAAACCGATTAGCCCAACAGACGGGTTAACGAGAGCCAACCCATCAGCCGAATATACCCGTTTTCTGAACGAATATATCGAGCTACATAAGACCAAGGCATTTGATGGTCGCAGTATTCGCAAGTTTATCGGTACGATTACTAAACTAATACAGCAACATCAATGTAAAACCTTATTAGATTACGGTGCAGGCAAAGGCACGCTGTACACCGACCAATATTACAAGCTAACCGATGATATCGACCAACCATTGCAAGCGTACTGGGAACTCGATGAGGTCGCGTTATACGAGCCTGCAAGACCGGGCTATGACCAATTACCTAACCGCACATTCGATGCAGTCATTTGTACGGATGTGTTAGAGCATATCCCGGAAAGTGACTTGGGATGGGTTATTGACGAGTTATTTAGCAAAGCAAACAAGTTGTTATTTTTAAATATTGCAACGTTTCCAGCTATGAAAAAATTTGCAGATGGTACAAACGTTCACATTTCAATATTTAATTTTTTGTCGTGGTTACAGTTTATAGAGCCAATACAAAAAAAATATCCTTATGTGACAGTTCATGCGTATTTTGACGAAATAACTGAAAATGGAATAGGTAAAACTAGTGGATATCAATTAAAGGGTAGAGATGCCGACAATCAAAATTCCGTACAAACCGAGACCATTGCAGCTCAAAGCGCATAATAGAAAAGAACGATTTGCACTGTTAGTTTGCCATAGAAGATTTGGCAAAACTGTATTTGCCATAAACGAGTTAATTCGATCTGCAATTACTTGTAGACAAGGCAACCCAAGATTTGCCTATTTAGCTCCCTTATATCGACAGGCGAAGGCAGTAGCTTGGGATATGTTAAAACACTATTCTCGACCGATTCCGAACATGCAGTACAACGAGGCGGAGTTGAGAGCAGACTTTCCAAACGGCGCAAGAATCTCGTTACATGGTGGAGACAACCCAGATCATCTTCGGGGCTTGGGGTTCGATGGGGTAGTGCTTGATGAGTACGGGCAAATGTCAAATCGATTGTGGACAGAGATTATTCGACCGGCTTTGTCAGACAGAAACAGAGAAGGTTACGGCATCTTTATCGGTACACCAAAAGGATACAATTCGTTTTTTGATTTATACGAACACGCAAAAGACGATCCAGATTGGTATGTCGCCATTCACCGGGCAAGTGAAACTGGTTATGTAGCAGAGACCGAGTTGGAAGCGGCACGCAAGCAAATGTCGGAGGAGACTTACAATCAGGAGTTCGAGTGTAGCTGGACGGCGGCAGTACAAGGGTCTTATTACGGGCGACTGTTAGAAGAAGCGCAGAAAGAACAACGGATAGGGAAGGTTAACCACGACCCCGGCTTACTGGTCAATACTTGGTGGGACTTAGGTATGGGCGATGCAACAGCAATTTGGTTTGCACAAAAAAACGGTGCAGAAATACGCCTGATTGACTATTACGAGGCGACAGGTGAACCGTTAAGTCATTACGTTAATGTTTTAGAAGAAAAAGCAAAAGCAGGCGAATGGAAATATGATTCGCACGTTTTACCGCACGATGTAAGGCAACGTTCACTCGACACAGGTCGTACACGAGTTGAAGCGTTAGAAAGTTTAGGAGTGACAGTTGATATCGTGCCACAGCACAAAGTTGAAGATGGCATCGAGTCTGTGAGGCGTAATTTAAAAAACTGTTGGTTTGACGAATTGCGGTGTAAACGTGGTTTAGATGCGTTGCGACAATACAAGGCTCAGTATGACGAAGTAAGACGGACTTTTCGTTTAAAACCCGTACACGATTGGGCTTCTCATGCCGCAGACGCTTTTAGATATGGTTGTATGCACGTTCCTATAAAGTACGAGTGGCAACCGTTAGATTATGAAAATCAAGGAATTGTTTAATGGCAAAATCATCACCAATATCTGACGAACAAGTTGCGGCAATTTGTCGTAGTGAAATTGACAGTGCGTCCGGAACAGCATCAGGTGAAATATCGCATGAGCGTGCAGAAGCACTTGATTATTACTATGGTGAACCTTACGGCGATGAAGCAGATGGTCGTAGTCAGGTAGTGACTCGTGAGGTTATGGAGACTATTGAATGGATTATGCCGTCACTTGCCCGCATATTTACAGACAGTGACAATTTAGTCACGTTTGACCCGGTAAACGAGACCGACATTGAGCAAGCTAAATTAGAGACAAAAGCGTGTAATTATGTTTACTGGAAACAAAATAGAGGATTTTATAATACCTATACAATGTTAAAAGATGCTTTGTTAAGCAAAACAGGTATTTTAAAAATATATTGGGATGACACAAAAGAAGAAACCAAAGAAAACTATGAAGGTTTAGACGAAATTCAACTAGGTGAATTATTAGCTGACCCGTTCACACAAAGAGAAATATTAGAGATTGAAGAAGGTGAGTTAGGTTTATTAAATGTTACTTTTAAAGTAACAGAAACATCAGGAAAAGTTGTAGTTGAACCTGTTCCACCAGAAGAATTTGGGATTGCAAGGTACGCTAAAAGCCCTTATGTAGAGGATACTAATTTTTGTTTTCATCGCACGTTAAAATCGTTTACTGAATTAGTGCAAATGGGTTATGACATTGAACTAATACGATCTTTACCTTATGACGAAGCGGCACAGACAGAAGAAGAATTAGCCAGAAGAAATAAAACAGACGAAGAAGAACCTTTTGACTACGTTTCGCAAGAGTCAATGCGGAATTATTTTATTACTGAGTGCTACATCAAATGCGATAGAGACGGCGATGACATTGCAGAATTATTGCGAGTAACATTAGCAGGCGGTCACTATACTGCAGGCAGTAGTCGTTTGTTAGGCATTGAAGAAGTAGACAACATGCCGTTTGCAACGGTCAGTCCCATTCTTATGCCGCACAAATTTTATGGCATGAGCCTAGCCGATGTCACGATGGATTTACAGCGTATTAAATCAGTATTGTTGCGCCAAATGTTAGATAACACATATTTAGCAAATAACAGTCGTACAGCAGTTAACGATTCGCATGTGAATATGGATGATTTACTAACATCTCGACCCGGTGGTGTTGTGCGATTCAAAGGTGAAGGAGCAGCAGGACAATATATCACGCCGATTCCTCACAATAGTTTGCCGCAAGAGGCTTATTCAATGATGGGTTATCTCGATGATGTGAGAAAACAACGTACAGGAGTGGGAGACGAAGTTGCTGGTTTAGATAAAAATGCTTTAGCTAATGTTAATACAGGAGTGGCGGCTTTAGCTTATGACGCTGCTAGATCAAAAATAGAGCTTATTGCGCGTATCATTGGTGAAGTAGGGTTCAAAGATGTTTTTCGTTTAATTCACGAGCTGTTGATGAAACATCAAGATCGAGAAATGATGTTAAATGTAGCAGGTAATTTTCAAGCAGTGCGCCCTAGTGAATGGCGCAAGCGTCAAAATACAACAGTTGAAATTGGCATGGGTTCAATATCAAAAGAACGCCGCATGATAGCTTTAGAACAAGTTATGGCAAAACAAAATGAATTAGTAGCAAATGGTGGCATGGGAACAATGGTTCAACCATTTCAAATTTATGAGTCGTTGCGAGACATGACGGAAGCGTACGGATTACAACCACAAGCGTATTTTAGTGATCCGCGTTTTGCGCCACCGCCACCACCTCCGCAACCTGATATGCAGGCAGAGTTAGCGATGACACATGCAAAAGCGTTAATGATGGACGCAGAATCTAAAATTCAAAAGAATCAACTCGATATGGCACGAACACAAGCAGAGATGCAATTAAAAATGCGTGAGATTGAGTTAAAAGCGCAAGAGATACAACTAAAAGCTGATATCGAGCGCATGAAAGGGGAGTTGACATCAATTCAACGAGAAACCGATGCAGATACTAAAGTTGCAAACTTAGAACTAGAGATGGGCAAACAAGCAACAGCGCAACGACTTGAAGAATTGGAGTTACAGTTAAAAGCCGTTCAAGAAGAACGCAATCAAGAAATTGAATTATATAAAACACAAACAAATAATTTAACAAAACTTGTAACTGAAGAAATGAAACATGATGGGCAAGCTGAAGAATCGCAAGAACTCAAAGCGTTAGTAACGCAGTTGATGAACGAAAACGAGCAGCTTAAACAAAATATTGAGGCGTTAAATGGCTCGAATTGAAAAAGAACGAGCTTTCAAAGCGCAACAAATACTAGATAACGAGATTTATCAAGAAAGTATAAAAATCATTCAAGATCAGTTAGTGGAAGCATGGCAAAACACCGCAGTGTCGCAACAAGAAGAAAGAGAGAAAATCTATCAGATGTTGTTAGCGACCAAACAAGTAGTAAGTTATTTTGAAAAAGTTTTAACAACCGGAAAAATGGCAGAGATGCAGGAGTTAGAAAATGGCTGAACAATTAAGTATTGAACAAAGAATCGAACAGGCAATGACCTCACCAGAGGAAGCACCCCAAACAAATAATCAACCTTCCCTACTCAACTCTGAGCAAGAGCAACCTATAGCAGAGGAATTAGTTGAATCTAATGTAGAGGAAACTACGGAACCTGAAGTAGTAGAGCCTGATGATGTTGAAGCAATACCAGAAGCAGCCGAGCAAACAAGTGAAGAAACTGAAATACCTTTAAATTCTTTAAATGAATTAGCAGAGCACATTGGAGTCGATGCTGCTGATTTATATAAATTACGGGTACCAATAACGGATATAAACACCGGTGAAAAACTAGAAGTATCGTTGGGCGAGTGGAAAGATAGTTACACCAGTCAACAACGTAGTTCTCGTGCTGAACAAGAAGCAAGAGAGTTAAAAGAGACATTAGAAGCAGATAGATTGCGTTTTAATCAAGAAGTCGAGAGGCAAGCGCAAGAAGGCGCAGCGATTATCAATCAAGTCGAACAGCAACTTATGAGCGAATATCAAAATATTCCGTGGGATAACTTAAAGGTAACAGACCCTACCCAATGGGCTATTAAGAAACAAGAATTTAACGAACGGCAAGTCGCTGTTCAACAAGTGCGTCAAAAAGCCGCTAATGACTATCAGCAGCGAGTTAATGAGGCGCAACAAGCACAGGCACAACAAATGCAGGAAATCGCCCAGCGAGAGTTGGAATCTTTGATGAGAGCATTGCCACAATGGAGAGATAATGAAAAACGTTCTACTGAGCAAGGTTTAATGCGTGAATATCTTTTAAATAGCGGTTATTCAGCCCAAGAGTTAGAGCAAGCATACGATCATCGCACGATTGTGTTAGCGCACAAAGCGATGCAGTTCGATGCAATGCAAAAGAAAGGCAGAACCGCAAAAAATAGAGTTGCAAAGATTGGAAATAAAAAGGTTTTACGACCGGGTGCAAAACAATCTAAGCGACAAGTCAAACAAGACGCAGAAGCGCAATTACGAGCTAGATTGAAAAAAACAGGCGATCATCGTGATGCTGCTGCGTTAATTTCACAACGATTAAATAGAGGATAGAGACATGGCAGTTCCAAGTGGTTCATTTAAGACCTACGATGCAGTAGGTGAAAGAGAAGATTTAAGCGACATTATTTACGATATTACTCCTATGGATACTCCTTTTATGAGTAATGCTTCAAGAGAAAGTGCAAGTGCTGTTTTTTACGAATGGCAAACAGATGCGCTAGCAGCAGCAAGCGCTAGCAACGCACAACTTGAGGGAGACGATGCAACTACGAATACCGCATCGCCAACAGCCCGATTAGGTAATTATTGTCAAATATCAACTAAGGTTCCAAGAGTAACAGGAACGTTGCGTGCTGTAGCAACAGCAGGTCGCGCTGATGAGTTGTCTTATCAGATTTCAAAGCGTGGACGAGAGCTTAAGCGTGATATGGAAAGCACCTTAACTGGCAACCAAGCTGGTACAGCAGGTGGAGCCGGCACAGCCCGTTCTGCGGCAGGACTTGGAGCGTGGTTAAGCACAAACCAAGTGCAAAAGGGCGCAGATGCTACAACGCCTCCTACAACTTCTGGTGCTCCTGCGGCTGCACCGACAGCAGGTACAGCAGCAACTTTTGTAGAAGCTGACCTTAAAGCAGTCGTTAAGTCGTGTTGGGATAATGGAGGCGATCCGGGCGTTATTATGTGTGGTTCGTTCAATAAACAAGCGGCTTCGGGTTTTTCTGGTATTGGCACGCAGTATCGAGACGCACAGCCCAATGGTGGACTTGCACCGGGTTCTGTGATTGGTGCAGCAGACATCTATATTTCAGATTTTGGTACGCATCAAATTGTTGCTAACCGATTTCAACCAGCAGCTACAGTGTTTGCTTTGGATATGGATTATTGGTGTGTTGCGTATTTGAGACCGATACAAACGGAGGAGCTAGGAAAAACAGGTGATTCAACTCGCCGTATGATCATTACAGAGTACACGCTAGGTTCTAAGAATGAAAAAGCGTCTGGTAAGGTCTACACAACAACAACTAGCTAAAGGTAATGTGAACAGGGCGTATTGGAAAATTAAAAAAATTATTTTTGGTTTGTAGTCAGATCGTTATTTTTTTTTAATCCTTCTAATGGGTCTCCTATCTTAATTGAAGGTTACGGATTGGTTCTCCGACTAATGCGCCCTGTTTTTACAATTTTTTAACTAATACAAAAAAAGGAAATTCTTATGTATGGATCATCAGGTTCAAAGAAAAAACAAATGAATCACGACTCAACTAATTTTTCTAAAAACGATAAACAGTTTTTAAAAAATACGGGTACGTTTTCATCAAAAGGTATGAAACAAATGCCGCAGAATGTTACTTTTGGCAAAATAAGTAAAAGGCATACATGAAACGTTTATTGGATTACGATCATTTTTCTAAAACTGCTACATGGCATGATTATGATGAAATAAATGACGTGACGACCATCGCAGAAATTCAAGACTGCGAGCCTTCTTTGGATATGTCAAAAGCGTTAAGAAACCATGACACTGGCGGTGCTAAAGGTTTAAATGAGTATTCTAAACAAGGCATCAAAAATAATTGGTGGCACGTTGCGTCTATTCCCAACAGTGTAATTATAAAATGGAAAACAGAAAAAGGTGTTGATGTTTTTAATAAGCACCAATGGAAAGAAGTGCAAAAGCTTTTGAATGATAGTGAGTATGCTTATTTAAGAACGGGTACCGGGCGTGTCTAATCTGTTAAAAGATGCCGATTATGCTATAAAAAATAACGAAATAGAATTTGGCTTAACGTGCGTCCTAGAGCACATGCACGAATACCCCAATGATGTAGCAAGCTACATTATGTTGTGTCGTGGTTTTATTGATGGAGGTAAAGCTCCTTTTGCTTATCCTATTGCTAAACAAGCGGTAGCACAAAAGAAAAATTGGAATACCTTAATGATGCTTGGTGCAGTCGAGCAGCAATTACAATTAGAAAAACAAGCGGTTAAAACCTTAGAGCGTGCTTTAAAGTTAATGCCACAAAATGAAGCACCACATAATTTTGCAATTCTTTATCGATTGTTAGCAGGCGTTCACGTCCAGATGTTTAAATTTGATAAAGCTGAATATTACGCAAAAAAATCATTGCAAATTGAACAACATGCACAAGCGCATGTTTCCTATGCTTTTGCAAAATTGCATAAAAGGCAATGGGCGGAAGGTTGGTATCATTATAAGTTTCATTTAGGTCATGTTGATGACCGTAAAAAACATAATTACAGTTTGCCAGAGTGGAATGGTGAAAAAGATGCCGACGATGTGATGGTTTACGCAGAACAAGGGATAGGGGATCAATTAGCTTATATGAGTGCTTGTCCTGTTATTCCCAAGCAAATTAACTGTCATCCAAAACTAGAAAAATTATTTAAAAGAACATTTAAACATTCTGAAGTTTTTGGTCAACAATTTGTTTCTGTTTTCAAAGAAAAAGTAACTGCAACGCATCAAACATCAATGGCAACTATGATGCAATTTTCCGAAATAAAATCGCGTAGTGGTTATTTAAAAACTGACAATGATAAAGATATTATGTGGTCAGCATT